GCAATGCCCCCGCTGTAACTCGCCAGCCGGCGTGCTTGAGACAAGGCAACGCCCCAATAATCTAACTTGGAGACGCTATAGATGCTTCAACGACCACCGATTCAGTACAACGGAACAACTAAGCGGTTTGCACGGTCGCTTGATGAAGCCTTCGGCGGCGACGGTTACGCCATCACCCACTACAGAAACCGATGGTCGTGGTTCAACCGAGCCGTTGCCTTCAGTGTCTGGGTACTGGCGCTGGCTTACGGGGTGACGCTATGGACCTGAAGATTCAACTGATTCGGGATGAGGGGAGCGTCAGCCATGCGTATGAAGACAGTCTTGGTTACCTTACTATCGGCGTTGGGCGGCTTATTGACAGTCGTCGCGGTGGTGGTTTGGCTCCTGATGAAATTGAGTATTTACTTACCAATGACGTTATTGAAAAGAGTAGGCAAGTCCTGGCGGCGCTTCCGTGGGCATCCAAATTGAGCAGACCTCGGTTTGCCGTCCTTGTAAACATGGCGTTTCAGCTTGGCATCGGTGGCTTGCTCCAGTTCAAGCGCGCGCTGGGGTCCATCGAAGACGGTCAGTACAAAGAAGCGTCAATGGAGATGCTGGACAGCCTCTGGGCTCAACAGACGCCGGAGCGTGCGAAGCGTCTGTCAAAACAAATGGAGAACGACGAATGGCAATAGACCCGCTGACCGCAGGCGTCGAACTGGCGCAGACCGTCATCACCCGCATCTGGCCCGACAAATCAGCAGCAGAGGCAGCGCAGCTTGCCGCCCAGGTCGCCATCGTCCAGGGCCAACTGGACACCAACCGCGCCGAAGCGTCCAGCCCCAGCGCGTTCACGAGCGGCTGGCGCCCAGCGATAGGCTGGGTCTGCGCCTTGGCGCTGGCCTGCCAGTACATCGCCAGGCCGCTGGTGCAGTGGGCCGGCATTGTGCTTGACCATCCTTTGCCGACGCTGCCTGGCATTGATGACAACCTTTGGCAATTGATGTTGGGGATGTTGGGGCTCGGTGGCCTCAGAACTTTTGAGAAAACTAAGGGGATTGCATCGTGAACGAACGAATCCGAAAGTTTATAGACGGTTGCTTCGACGTTTACGTTGACCACCGTGGACGGGAAGATTTCTCAACTGACTACGCTGGCATTGAGCGGTTTGCCGATCTCATCGTCCGGGAGTGCGCCGAGTTGAGCACCGGCTATACCAGCAACGTCAAGTTGCTAATCTGTAACCATTTTGGGATTGAGCCATGAACGAACCTTACGCCTGGATGGCAGTGGGCGGGGCTATCTGGAACCACAAAACTAGCGAAGACGATGTGCCGTTGTACACAAAACCCCAATGGCAGGGGTTGACGGATGATGAGGTACATGAACTCACAAAGAATGTGATTGCGTTCAAGAGCGATATTGTGGACTTTATTGGGCGGGCAGAAGCAAAGCTTAAAGAGAAGAACACATGAACACCATCATCCCGGCAAAAGAAGTTGCCGCAAGCATTTGGAAAATCATGGAAGAAGTTGCCGATAAATACGCAGAAGAAGATCGGGAGAACTTGAAGGCAGTAATGCTTGATCAGCTTGGCGTGGCTATGTTTAACGGGCCGGAAGAAAAGGGGAAGAACACATGACTGAAACAGAGCGAAAGCTAGACCTCTTGCTAGGCGATGCCTTAGCAGAGAACGAGCGCCTCAAGCGCGAACTGAAGTACCAAGATGCCAGAGATGGGCACATCGGCACGCACGGCCCCGACTGCTGGTCATGGGGGCCAAAGCATTACGACTGCGCCCTTAGACACATCAACTCAATGACGGACGACGGAAAATGACTGACAACGTAAACAACCCTCCGCACTACAAGCAAGGCAAGATTGAGTGCATCGAGGCGATCCAGTCTGCGCTGACTGAGGAAGAGTTCCGGGGCTACTGCAAAGGCAACGCCATGAAGTACATCTGGCGCGAGAAGCACAAGGGCGGCAAAGAGTCATTGCAGAAGGCGCAGTGGTACTTGTCTGCTTTGATATGAGGCCGACCAAAGCGGCGATAGACGCGATCAGGGACGCCTACATGGCCGACGTCCTGACGATCAGAGCGCACATCCTAGCGCTCAATGATCCGCATCTGGAGGACGCCTGGGCCGGAATCGAAACGTTTGCCGCCGTGGCGTTGCGGGTGATGGCGAAGACCAACCCTAGCAAGCTGCGCAGCGAGATGGTGACTGTGGGTATCTCGGCGCTGTTATGAACGGTCGACCTTGCCGTCGAGCTTGTCAAAGATGCGCGCCAGCATGTTTTTGATTTCCTTGAGGTCTGACCTGTAATCGTCGCGGGTGACGTAGGTTTTGGGTAGCTCAACGGATAGCCGCCCCAGGTCTGCTTTTAGCTCCTTGACTGCCGACCATAGCTCCCTTGCAAACCAACCAGTGACGGCGCAAACGGTAGCTAGACCAAGGTCAATCAGGTGCTGGGAATCCATTAGATCATCCTTGCGAGCAATGGCACCGCCCCGCCGGCGCAGGTTGCTAGGGCATCGAGGAATTCTACACCGTGCGTGGGCGTTAGGCCCGCTTTGACGGCTCGCATGTTGGACAGCTTGTCCAGCACCTCCTTGCCCACTGCGGCCAGCACCACCAAGCCATACGCCACATCCATGCGTCTGGTTATGGCAAAGCCGATCAGAAAGATCAGCGCACCGTAGATGGCGTGGTTGGCCTTATCTTGCGGGAGCGAGGGCATTGTTGTTCTCCGTGTTGGCAAGGATTGCGCCTGCGGTTGCAGGCCGAGCGGCGCGGCGCAGCAGCGCGTTGGTCATGTCTTGATTTGCGCGGTTGGCCATCGCCGACTTTATTTGTGCCGCAGCAAGCGCAGGGTTGGACATCTCACGCGCCAACTCTAGGGCAAGTTTGTCATCCATAGAACCAGAGAGCCGTTTGACAACACCGTTGAACACGGTGACGGCGCGGTTCAACAAGGTAGGCAAGGGGACGCCGCCTTGTTTGCCGACCTCAGTTGCGATACGTTCGCCAGTTGGTCCAGCCGGCCGACCGGCTCTTGCTAGGCTTTCATACTCAGCCTCCCGCGCTAGGTCAGCCCGCACCAAGTTTACTTTAGCCAACTGTTGCGGCGTCATGTTTTTGGTGAGGTCAGCAATACGCTGCTCAACCGCAAGCGCGTTGGCGCCAGGCGGCAAAGGATCGCGCAATTTGTTGCCGCTGTCTTTTGCCATCTGGTTGATGCGAGCCAACCGCGCCGCGTCTTTGTTGATGACATCAAGGCGCTGCGTCAAGTTCATGCCAGCATCGTCAAGGATGCCCAACGGGCGAGCGTAGTCCTTCATAAACTGCGCTTGTTTCGACGGGATGACGTTGCCAAGTTCATCCGTCACCTTGCGCCGGTACAAGTCTTCAATACCTGACCGCGCCACCTTCATAGCGTCTGGGTTCTTACCAAAAAGATCTACAAACTGGCCAGCTTCACGCTCGCCGTCTTTGCTAAAAAACTTGGTGATGACATCGTCCGCATTGACCTTTGGCTCGTTTAGCGCGGTCTGCTTGAACAGGTTTGCGTTGACGCCAGTCTTGAAGCGAGGGACGTACTCGGTGCGATACAGGCCGACCGCTTTGGCATACGCTTGTTTGGCAGCGTCAGGAAGCGTAGTGCTTTTGCCGACCGCGTCATCAATTGCGCCGTGGATGTCGTACAGGTTTCTCAACGCAGTTGGCGACATGGGTTGAGTGCCCAACTTGGCAGCAGCAATGTCCGCGTTCACTGCTTTGCGAAGATCGTCCAATTGCTGAAGCGTTGCTGTAGGCGGGCCAGCTTCTGGCGCTGCACCTTTAATGTTCTTGCTTACCAACCCGCTGCCAATTGCTTGCGCAGGCGGTTCAGCAGGTTTGAACGACAGCAGTTTGCGAACCGTGTCGGGCGCCGACTCGGGAGCAAAACTGGACAGCTTGCGCTCTAGGATTGATTCGGCCTTGGACACGACATTTGATACGTCGATGGCAGCATCACCGGCTTCTTTAAACGCGGCGGTGTAGGCTGGCTGGATCACGCCTTCTTTGACCGCTTTCTGCTCTGCTTTGGCAGCGCCCAACAAACTATCGCCCACTTCGCGGGGGCTGACATCAATCAACCCACGGTCAATCTTTGCTTTGGTGCGGTCCATAGCAGCGCCAAAGCGCGCTTGTGCTTGTGATTCTTGCGCAAGCCTAGCAGCGTTGCTTTGCGCGGCTTGGCCGGCAAACTGGGTCGCCATCTCAGGCACTTCAGTAGACGCTTGTCCAAGCGCGGAGAACCGGGCGCTGCCTACTGGCGCGGCCACTTGCGCCGCTGTAGGGGCGCTGCCAGGCACAATGACCGCATTGGGGCTTCGCAGCGCGTTGAGGATGTCTTGGCCTCTGCCCTCAAGTGCTTGAAGGTATGTGGCCGCTTTTGGTGCAGCTACCTTTCGACCAAACTCAATGCCTATTTTGGCAACTGGCGCTACAACGGCAGGAACCACGGCACCAATGGCGCCGCCCATGCCGGCGTCTTCTGGATTCACCAGTCCAGCAGAGATGGCGCCGGGGACAGCGCCGCCCACGGCGCGAGTGGCGACGTTCTTTACGCCGGTCAACCCGGTCTGGCCAAACCCAGACGTCTCTAAAGCGGCGGCAACTGGCGTCAGGAACTTGGCCAGTGACGGTGCCATCGTTGCTGCTGCTTTAAGTGGAGCGGCAACCAGACCGCCGACAGGCGCAGTCACAGCCATCTGGGTGCCCAGTCTGGCACTGCTGGCGAGGGCAGACTCGCCGTACCGTTGCTCGTATTCGGCTTTTGCTTTTGCCGCTGCTGCTTCTGCCGGAGCGCCACCGACTGCGGACAGCAGCGTGTCGGTGATGTCGCGAGCGCCTCGGTATCCACCAGCTAGTATTTGCGCTGGGATGGACTGCTTCACGCCTTCGACGAACTGATCCATCCGCGATGGGGGTTCACCCATTGCAGCGCCGCGAGTGGGCGCCGGGGCGGCTTCTAGTTTGCTGACATCGTACCCGTTCGACTTCAACTTGGCCGTGAAATCGACCTTAGACATGTCATCGGGTACGCCTTTGATAAGCGTGCCATCGGGCAGACGAACGTCCATTATTTGAGGTCCCCAAAGTTGACTTCTTTTGGCGCTGTTGCTTTAGCAGCGTTTGCGCGAGTGGGAGCGCCAGGCGAAGGCGTGGGCGCTGCACCGCCGCCAGTTCCGTAAAGCGCAGCCAAATTTGCCAACGCACGGCGATTGGCTTCGAGGTCCAACGTCGGATCTGTAGCTGTCGCCAGCATCATCTTCAACTCTACGTTGGAGTCCATCTGCTTTGCGGACATGCCGGTAGCGTTCTTGATGGCCTGAACCAACAGGGGGCGCGTCTGCACGATGCTGTTTCGTTGCGATTGCGCTTGTGTGCCAAAAAGTCGCCCTGTTGCTTGGCCCAACCCAGAAGACGCTAGGCCAGCCATAGCATTTGAGCCCGCCCTTAGACCCGTGCTAGTTATGCCGCCTTCATTGCTCAAAGCATCGTAATAGCCGCCAAGTTGCGTTACAAGGTTGTCAACTTGCCCTCTTGATTTTTCCGTTTCGGTTTGTTTGGTTGCGGCTTTTTCTTCCCGAGCAACGTATCCCGGTTCGCGGCCTGCTACACCTATAACGCCGGCATCTCCCAACGTACCGCCGCCATACAGACGGGCGTTTACGTTGAGCATTTGCTTTGAGTTCTTGGGGTCAACTACTTGCGTTATGGTTGGCGCCGGTTCAGCCGCCGGGGTGCGGCCAGCGGCAGCCAAACGCAGTCTCTGCGCTTCTTCTTCTGGGGTGAGTAAACGTTCTTGCTTCAACTTGGCTTGATTGAACGCAGCGTAGCCTTCCGGGGTAGATGGAAAACCCATCCGCGCCATAAGCTCGGCATCGGGTACGTTGGAGGGCGCGGTACCGACAACCGTGCCGTTGCGCATTAATGACCCACCCGCTCCAACCACTTGGGGCCGCAGTTCACCAGCAGTTGCGCCTTGTTGCGACAAGTAAGTTGTGCGGTCAGCCATTGGCATTGCCAGCAAACGTTGCGTTTTATCGGCAGCGGCTTGTTTTTCCTCTGGCGTAAACAGTGAACTGTTTTGGATATCCCT